ACAGACGTTACAAAACTTGGATTACTGGTTCTGCTGGTGGTGCAAGAACAAGTGATGTGGATAACATGCAAGTTAATTTCTTGTCTGAAAGAGCAGTTTGTACTTTAGGTGCGAACAACTTCTTTATCTTTCAAGAATAGTAAATAAGTATTTTTTCGGGGAGCTTTCGGGCTCCCCTTTTTTTATAAATTTTAAATCTAATCTAATGAAAACTACTACAAAATATGTAGATAAAATCTACAAACTAACGCGCGATACAGCGCCCCTATCATTAACCTTAGCATCTAGACATACTAAAAGATTTCCTCTTTTATGGTTTGATGAAAAAAAAGGAATTAACAAAGCTTTAAGATATGCCAGAAATCAAAACTCACCTTTTCAAGATGAGCAAGATGATAATGCTATTTTAGAACCTATTGTATTTGAGGATGGATTTTTGTCTGTTCCCAAAAACAATCAAGTGTTACAGAAGTTTTTAGAATATCATCCAGGCAAAGGAAGAATATATGTCGAGGTGGACAAAGCAAAGGAGGCTTCAGAAATTGTTGACAATTTAAATACGGAAGTAGATGCTTTAATTGAAGCACGTCAATTATCTGTAGATGAGGTAGAAAATGTTGGGCGTGTCTTGTTTCAGCAAGACGTTACGCGAATGACTACGGCTGAGCTAAGAAGAGATATACTTGTCTTTGCAAAGAATCAACCTAAAGATTTTATGATGTTATTGCAAGACCCTATGCTTAAAATGAACGCTTCTATACAAGGATTTTTTGATAAAAACATTTTGCAATTAAGAAACCAGAAGAAAGAAGTGTGGTTTAATACCCCTTCTAATAAAAAGAAAATGTTAAACGTGCCTTATGGGGAAGACCCTATTTACATGGTGGCTTCTTTTTTTGAATCGGAAGACGGCATAGAAGTATTAAAGCATTTGTCGGGATTGGCTAAAAACATGCAATAAAACGTATTTGTATTTTACGTATCTTTGTTTTTTTAACTCATAAATTTTTTTATTATGAACAAGTATGCAAGTATCACCGTTAGCGGTGCAGCAGAGCAGTTTTCTGTAAAAGATGTAGCATCTTGCTATTTAGATAGTGCAGATGATATTGTTATCGATTACAATGATGGCTCTCAAAGTAAAATTGGGTCAGGCTCTGCCTTAGTGCAAGCGGACGTAGACATCGTATTCGATGCGATTAAAAGTGCTCAACAAGAGAAATGGACTCAAGTATTATACGTTATACCGGCATTGAGCCAAACGGTAAACGCCTTTACATTCACCTTTTAAACCTTAGAAATCATGAATAAATTTTTAAAAATGGGAAATTATGTTTTTGGAGGCGATGTATTATACGTTGGATTAGTTACAAACAATATTGTTTTGAACTATCGTGACAAGCAAATAACTTTAGCAGGTTCAGGAAGTATGACTGCCGCAGACAAAACGGCTGTCGAAGCTGCTCTTGTAACTGTTTGGGGCCAAGGTTATACTGACGCAACCATTGACGTAACTCTAAGTCAAGCGATAACAACGGTTTCATAAAACTCGTTTTAGTCGACAATCTAAGAAGAGGTCATGAAAAATTGACCTCTTTTTTTTTCCTTATCTTTGTGTAACTGTAGCGGTTGATTTAAAAGATGATATGACTGTTACAGGAGTAGCAATTACTTAATCTTTTATTCATTTTTTATAGTTCATTTAAAGAGAGGTCATGAAAAATTGACCTCTTTTTTTTTTACTTATCTTTGTGTAAAAGAATACCAATGATAAATTCTGTACGAAATACAGTTTTAGCTATACTTAATAAGAACAACTACGGGTATATATCACCGCAAGATTTTAATTTATTTGCTAAACAAGCACAGCTAGATATATTTGACGATTATTTTTATCAATACAATCAATTGATAAACCAAGAAAATGCAAGGCTAATAGGTACTGGTTACGCGGATATTAGAAAAGGTTATGAGGAGGTTATTGATTTGTTTTCCGAAACCAAAACTCTAACTCAAAATTTACTTAACCAATATTTTTTACCCTCTCAATCTACTACAGGAGATGATTATTATTTAATTAATAAAGTCTTGTGTTCTACTGGAGGGGTATACCAAGGAGAAGCGGAGAAGGTTTCTAATAGCCAAATTACTCTTTTGAACAATGCAAATTTAACCGCTCCTTCGTTAACGTATCCAGCTTATTCGTTAGAGGGTATGTTTATTACTATTTATCCAGCGCAATTTAACGGAGCTTCAGATATTGAGGCTCAGTACATCCGCTACCCTAAAGATCCTAATTGGACTTATTTAAATGTAGCAAACGGAGAACCAGCATTTAACCAAAGCAATGCAGACTATCAAGACTTTGAATTGTCTAGAGATGATGAAACTTCTTTAGTATTTAAAATTTTGCAGTATGCAGGAATGTCTATAAGAGAAATTCAAGAAGCGCAGTTTGGTGCAGAACAAGAACAGATGGAAGAACAAAAAGAAAACTAATGGCATATTTATCTCAATATCAATATTACGAAAACGCAGGAGTTTCTCCATCAAATGTTAATTGGGGGTCTTATCAATATGTTCCTTTAACGGATATCGTTAATAATTTTTTATTAATGTATGCAGGGAATCACTCTTTAATCAACAACGAAGAAAGGTATAAAATATTGTTTCATACTAAAAGAGGGATTCAGGAATTAAATTATGACGCATTTAAAGAAATAAAAGCGTTAGAATTAAAAGTCTTTGACGATTTAAAATTTATTTTACCTTCTGATTATGTTAATTGGGTGCGTATATCCCTTTATAAAGACGGTTATTTAAGGCCTCTTACAGAAAACATTCAAGTAAATTCAGCCGTGTCTTATTTACAGAGCTCTACAGGGTCGTTAAGTTTTAATGCCGACGGAACTATTCAATTAGCAGACTCTACCCTAGACGCTCAAAGAGTGGATGGCTCACAACAAAGTATTTATTTAAATAAAAATAATGCGAATGATGCGTCTGACATAGCTTCGGAAAATCCTGACGCTTGGAAAGATTATAATATAGGAGCGAGGTATGGGTTAAATACTGAGACGGCTAATTTTAATCCTACGTTTAGGATAGATAAAAAGGCCGGGGTAATAAATTTTGATTCTACCATGGCTAATGAGCAGTGTGTATTAGAATATGTTTCTGATGGCATGGAAGGTGGCGACGATTCTGCAGTTAGCGTTAACAAGCTCTTTGAAGATTATTTGTATGCTTATATTAAATACGAAATTTTAAACAATAAATTTGGAGTACAAGAATATATAATCAATAGAGCAAGAAAAGATAAAAGTTCTTTATTAAGAAACGCAAAAATAAGAATAAGTAATATTCACCCTGGTAGATTGTTAATGAATCTAAGAGGCGAGAATAAGTGGATTAAATAAAATGGCAAACATTCAAAGAAATTTTATCGCGGGAAGGATGAACAAATCTCTCGACGAGAGGCTTGTACCGAATGGGGAGTACATAGACGCTTTAAATGTAAGGCTTGGGTCTACTGAAGCTTCAGAAATAGGGTCGGTAGAAAACTCTAAAGGTAATACCAAGATGACTAGTTTGCAGTATGAGCAAACAGGGAGTATTTCAGGGGCCACATTGTTAAGCGACCAAGCGCGATGTATAGGGGCTTATGAAGATGGCCAAAATAATAGGATTTATTGGTTTGTTCATGACCCTGCATTTACTGTAGGAAATACAGGAAAAATAGACATGATCGTCTCTTTTAATCCTACCACTGAAAACCTTACCTACCATATTATTAGCATAGATGATGGGTTCGCTGTTAATACTACTTTGAATTTTAACCCTCAGTATTTAATTACTGCTATAGATTTAGTAGATGATTTACTGTTTTTTACTGACAATATAAATCCGCCACGATTTATAAATGTTACTCAAAATTACCCTAACCCATTTTATAACATAGACCAAACAACGCCGGAAGAATTCATGGTGGTTAAAAAACCTCCTATTAAAGCTCCCTCTATAGTTTTAAAGCAACAGATAAACAACTTAGATGATTTTTTAGAAACTAGATTTATATGTTTTGCTTATAGATACCAGTATCCTAACGGAGAGTTTTCCGCTACATCTCAGTGGTCTGAACCAGCTTTCGATCCCGGCAATTATGGGTATGATTATGCAACAAATTTAAACGAGGGAATGGTAAATACGGTTACCGGAGTAGACGTGGTTTTTAATTCCGGAGGCGCTTTAGTAGAAAGTATTGAAATACTCTATAAGGAAATAACAGATGATACTATTAAAATTGTAGATAAATTATCTAAAAACTTACAAGGATTTGCCCACAATACTGAGTACTCTTTTACTTTTGATAACAGCAAAATATTTACTATTCTTCCTTCAACAGAGCTGTTAAGGCTTTATGATAACGTGCCGATTAAAGCTTTAGGCCAAACTATAATGGGAAACCGTTTAGTTTATGGTAATTATATAGAGGGCTATGATTTAAAAGACATATTTAACAACCCAGTAAAATTAGAATTTCAAACTAATCTGGTTGAAAACACTATTCAAAACACTACTTTAACCGCAAGCACCGACACAGGAGCTTATACTTTTGGCAGCTCTCAATCTATCAATAACTCTGTTGCTGTAATAGATTTTTCTGCTCTAGACCCTTTGACTCAGTTTAAAGCGGGTACGTCTTTTACTATTTATTTTACTTTCGAGCATTCAATATACGACCCAACAGCTAGTCAGCCCACTACTACTACACAAAATACAGAGGTTCAATTTGCCTACACGTTGCCTCAAGACTATACATCTTTATACGATTTAGTCGCTGCTACTGATTTTCAAGAGGCGATTGGAACCGCCTCTAATATTAAACCTGTTTATGACGCCGTTAACCCTACCTCATGCGCAGGGTTTACCTTAACAGACTTAGTTAACTGCTATGTCCCTACAACTCAAACTACTTCTACAGGAACGGTAACTAAGTTTTCAAGTGGTATTACTGCAGCAGGAGAGCCTATAGCTATTGTAAATAACACCCCTGGCTCAAGCAGTCTTAAACTTCAATTGCCTGCAATAAGATATGTTACCGACCCCGCAGTACCTAGTGGCGGATGGTATGAGTATTATAAAATAATATCTTTAAACGCTTCGTTTAGCTCAGTTTCTAATCCTAAAAGCTTACATAGTAATAGGGGATATGAAATAGGAGTGGTGTATATGGATGAATTTTTAAGATCTTCCACCGCTCTTGTTAGCCCTACTAACACTATTCAAATCCCGTGTTCTAATTCTAGATCTCAAAATCAAATACAGGTAAGTATTCCTTGGGCACAAAGAGCTCCCTACTGGGCTAAATATTATAAATTCGTTTTAAAGCCTAATCAATCAACTTATGAAACTATTTATAGCGAAACGTTTTTTAAAGACCCTGAGAGCTCTAGCTACTACTTTTTATTAGAGGGAGAGAATGCATCCAAAGTTGAAACCGGTCAAAGACTGATAGTCAAAAGAGATAGCGGAGGAGCGGTAGAGCAATGCGTTGAAGCTGTGGTAACCGATAAACAAGTTCAGTCTCCTGATTTTTTAAAACTTAGAAATCCTTTTGACACTACTACCTATAGCACGGAGCCTCCTGACAATCCTTTTGAGGTAGGGTATTACATTAGTGTTCCTGGAGGAGCCTACATGGAAATTGTTCCTAGTGGATTTAATATAACTTCCTCGGAAACGGTTGGGGGAAGTAGAGTAGCTCATCCAGCGATACGCTCGACATTTCCCAGGAGGCAGAAAACCAGAGGGTTTCCTATTGGGCGAGCTTTAGTAAATGTAAAAAATTTAGATCCTAGCGCTTCATCAACAGCGCAATATATTGACTATGACATCCCCGTTAATAGCCAAATTAACATAACTATTAAGCAAAGACGAGAAGGAAAAAAAGGGGGATTTTTAGGGGCATGTGAATACAGGTATAACACTTATGAGTCTCCAGATTTATTCGCTTCTACGAATTACGCCAATTTTCAAGCGTGGTTTGAAGGAGACAATATTGGGGATTTAATTACTCAAAATAGCATAGTAGATAACGGCGATGGTAGCGCAACTACAAACACTTATATTCCTGGGACCCCAATTGACGGAACTGCTTCAGGACTAAACGTGAGCGAGCCACCGGAAACTATAAAAGACACGGATAAAAATCCTTTTATACCTGTAGCTTTTTCGACTAATTCATATCAGTTTTTTAACGCTAACGATGGATCAAAATGGCTTTTAGCTACGGGAGCTGTGAGCTGTAAGTCTGGCGCGTTTAATATTGGTGGGCATGCGTCTAATGTGGAAATGGAAATTACGGTGCAAAGAGCAGACCAAGGAGGAGTGGTTGTTTTTGAGAGCCTTCCTTCGGATGCGCAGCCAGATATATGGTATGAAAATGAACTTAATTTTAATGTTAGCGCTAATGGTGAACATGAAGGAAATGTTAGCAATCAAAACGTATTAACAAAAACTGGTGCGGTTATAGACACAGGTTTCTTTAATTGTTACGCTTTTGGGAATGGAGTGGAAAGCTACACGGTAAGAGATTCTATAAAAGGACAAGCTTTAGCTTTAGGGAACAGAGTGACTACAACGTCAGGACAAGATTATAAAGAAGCGCATAGGTTTGCCGACTTAACTTATAGCGGAGTGTATAATGATGAGTCTAACGTAAATAAACTTAATGAGTTTAACTTAGGGTTAGTAAATTATAAAACTTTAGAAGACTCTTTTGGATCTATTCAAAAACTACATGCTAGAAAAACAGACATACTTACCCTCCAAGAAGATAAAATCTCTTACGTATTAGCAGGGAAAGATTTGCTTACAGACGCTGGAGGCACTGGCTCTTTAACTTCAGTACCTGAAGTACTAGGGCAACAAATCTCACGTATTGAAGAATATGGAATTAGTAGAAACCCTGAAAGTTTTGCAGTATTTGGGGCGGACAAATTTTTTACTGACGAGCAAAGAGGAGCTGTTATACAATTAAAAGGAGGGGCTTATAATCAAGAGTCATTAACAGTAATCTCGGAGCAAGGAATGAGGTCTTGGTTTAGAGATTTATTCCATGCTAATTTTGATGCTCAAAAACTGGGAGGCTTTGACCCTTACATGAACGAGTATGTTTTATCAGCTAACAGTATTACTTTACCATTTGTAGGCAATTGTGATTTGTGTGGCAGTTCACGTAATATAACTATTCCTATAGGGGAAACAATCTCTTATTGTGTAAATGTAACGGAGGAAGTAGGCACGGTAGAGATTGAATTTGTTATTCCAAGCGGAGGAAACTCTAACGTTATTACTGAAGCTAATACCCCGGCTGCTAGCGCAGGGTTAGTTAACATAATGGCAGAAACCAATTCAGTGGCTTCGTCGGGAGGAGAGATTGTGGTGGAAGATTCTACATCAAACAACACCTATACTATTACCGCTTTGTATAATGGGACCGTTACGACTGTAACGACTTCAGTTAATGGAATTTTAACTGTAGCTAAAAATTCAGTATATGCTAGCGACTTAACTGTTGAAGTGTCTTCTAACAGTATTAACGTAGACACTATAGAGATTACAGTAAATTGTCCTGTTCCAGATGAAATATCCATAATCCAAGTAGGAATAGGAAGTAATGCAGATAGAGGTAAATTTATTCACAACGAATATAGGTGGCAAGATGGCTTGTTTAACTCGCCTCTTCATAGCGAACAGATGGAGTTTGCAAGTGGAACTGAAAATCCTTTAGTTGGACAATATTTATCTTTAACAGGAAGTCAAGGAGCGGGAGTAATTCCGGACGATGATGCTAAAGTTTTTATTATTAGTAATAAAATAAAATTTGATGATTATGATTTTTCTCCTAATACTAATAATTTTAGATACTTAAGATCTTCTACTTTATATGGGAACATAACCTCTGAAATAATAACTTTATTAGCCGCCTCTACCTCTGCTACGCCTATTGAAAATAATAGCCCTGAATTCTTTGCGACTTTTACTATGCCTAGTGGAGCTACTGGGGATAATTTATATTTAATTTATGACTATAGAGATTCAACAGAAGTTCAGTTATGTTATTCAACTGTAGATTTAAACGATGTTTGTTGTGTGGGTTGTAATGTAGAACCTACGCCGGTTCCAACTCCTTCACCTACGCCTGGCCCGATAACGTGTACTTCTTACTCATTAGCGTCGCCATCAACGTGTACTTCTTATTCGGTGCAAGCCACTGTTGATACACTAAATATTGCTTTTACCAATTGTGATGGTTCTACAGGCGAAATAAAAGGGCTGCCACCTGGGGATGAAGTAGATGTATGTTCTACTGTTACTCCAGTTACACTTCCAGCCACAGCAATAATAACCCCAGGATCAAATTGCGGGGGAACCACAAACACTTTTACCTGGTTGGGTTGCAACGGAACTCAATTACAAGAAACAGTAGGTGGGGGAACTAGCAGTACGGTTTGCGCTCGAAACATTCCTATTAGAACTCAAGGAGTTACCGGGACGGTAACAGCGGCCTCTACGTGTACAGAGTATTATTATGCGGCTATTCAATGTGGTCCAGGGGGAAGAAGAGTATTTTTATCGGCAACCGCCTCTGTACCTTTGGTGGGCGCAGGTAATATTGTTTATTATGATGAAATAAATTTAGCCGGAAATAATATCCCTATAAGAAAATGCGCGACTATAGAAAAAATCAACTGGGGTAATGGAGCTGATGGATCAATAGTGGGGCAAGCATCCTCGTGTAAGGACACTACGAATTGTCCGCCTCCACCCTCTCAAGCTGCAAACCCGGTGTGGCTATTTAGTGCAACTCAAGGAAATGGAGCGCTTTTTGATACGGATTTAGTTTGCGGTACTTCTGTGTTTTGTTCGGATCCTGTATATACTTCGGTTACGTCTCCGGGTAATTTATTTTCGGGTGACACCCTGTTCTTTAGCGATCGACAATTTAATAAACCATTTAATGGAGATGCTTTATTTTATGGATTTAGAGCTCCTGTGACAGGCACGGTTTTACCTACTCCTGGATTTATGGAAGGATGGGTTCAAATTAGCAATGACGGAAGAGTAATATCATATTTAATTTGTCCTTAAAAATTAATTAATTTTACACTATGGCAACAGCTGGATTATATTACATAGACACTTTTAACTTTGCAGACGCTACTGCAGTCTATACTGATGCGGCTTTGACTACTTTTGCGCCAGATGGGTTTTATCAAATGGGGGGAGAAACTGCCCGTGAGCAAATAAGTGGTGTTTTAAAACCAGCAGAACCTTGCCCTTCGTGTGTAAAGCCTTCACCGGATCCTACACCTAATTTTATAATTTCATATAAAGCTATAGATAAAGTTACGAGCGCTGTAGATTATGTGCTCGCCGACACTAATTATAGTTTAAACCAAGAAGTTACTACTGATATATCAGCTAACTGTTGGCTTTTACAGCAATTCTCGGACGTCAGCACCTCAAACACCATCACAGGTTTATGCGTGCCTATTCCGCCAGATCAACCTGTATATTACGAGTTAAGGTTATGTCCCGCTTCTAGCACTACGGGCGCACCAGACTCTATATATACCTCTATAGTCCCTACGCTCACTCAAAAAAGATATTTATATACTATATATGCGGCATATTATCTATATGAAAATGCCCAACCTGTTGCTACTCCACTGCCTGGTATTCCTTTAATAGAAACCGGGCTCTCACTAGAGGCTCAGGCTACGTGCCCAGCGCCAGTGACAAAGTATAGTTATTGGAACGCTCAAAATTGTCAGACGCTAGCGACAAGAGTTTTCCGAGCTCCACTACAAACATTTTTTGTAGCAGGTGAGTCGGTAAAACATACTACTAGCGGAGGTTTTGTTACGTGTTATGAAATAACTGGAGCGCGTATAGGAAAGGACACCTCTTACGATTTAGAATATTTAGGTTCAGATCCTGTATACACAGGATGTACTACGGGTGCTTCCCCATGTATAGTAGCTGCTCCTACTAACACTTCGTTCTTAGCTAGAGAGACAACAACTAGCTTGGAGTATCATGTTCTATTTGATTCAAGTTTTAAAGTAAACGATAACGTAGAGATACAAGCTAGCGGCGGTGTACAAATTGCAGGGTGCTACAAATTAGTTGACCAGTCTACTACTCCTACCACTAACACAATAGTAAATTTCTGCCCTGGTGTTACGGGCTGCGGCGTTTATAATGTGTCTGGGATAGGCACATGGAAACGATGTAAAGATGGAGCTGTTCAAAACGAAGATTTCACCTTAGTTCCTAACGCTCAAGTATGTGCTCAGCTAGGTACGGCGTCTTTTTCAGGAGGCACACCGACACAAGTAGGGGTTTGTAATCAAGACATAATTACCCCCCCAGGAACTACGTTTGACTATTTCAATGCTAAGCTGTGTGATGGTACAGGAGGAACAATAAGCGTTAAAACAGACGGTGTAAGACCGACGGTAGGGCAAGCGGTAAAAATAAACAGCGGATCAACATGTTATATAATAACTAGCACAGGAGGTTCTACTTTAGCTACCGATGTTATTACTAATATTTCTAATAATTGCAACCAGTGTAACCCTCCCGTCTCTTGCTATGCGCATAGCGTTGAATACAGCTCTAGCGCAACTGTTTGTCCAGATGGACAATCTGGAACTTTTGGAGTTACTTTTGCGGACACTAATGACTTTGCTACGGCTACTAAATTATTTAGCAGCGACGGATGTGTTAGCAGCTCGCCTGCAAACATAGGTACATACGCTGTAACTAGTGGAGGAACTAAAATATCTAGATATTGGGACGGTACAACTCTGGGACCAATTACTACCTGCAGTACTACGCCTCAACAAATAACAGGAACCATCACCACTATAGATAACAAAATACAAGGCGCCGCGTTAGGTGTAGGATATACCTTAACCGGATCGGGTCTTAATTCCACTACAACAGGATCGTCGCCTCTATCAATTGGAAGCCCTGCATTTAACACAGACGTATCTGTAAATAGCGGGTTTAGCATAACAGGAAAAAACATAACATACAACCCTACAAGCATTACACAAGACTCTTCTATTACTGTAACGATAGAAGGAACAATTTCAATAGACACACCGGCCAACGTATATAGCGTGTTGACTTGTGGTAATAATCTAGTGTATAGTGTTGATTCAGGGGCTCAAACTTTATCCCCTGGTCAGGTTATCAGATTGCAACCCGATAATGGAGATCCAGCTAAATGTGCTAGAGTGATGTCTACCACACCTTCCCCAAAAAATGCAGAGTTTATAGATTTTGTAACAAACAATGGATGTGATAATATTAGCTGTGTATCGGCAGGGTTTGACTTTGGCTTTGCCTTCTAAAATATTATTTAGTATCTTAGCGTATAAAATTAAATCCAATGAAATCTATATTTGTTCAGATAGCTAGCTATCGTGATCCTGAGCTTATTCCTACTATTAAAGACTTAATTGAAAAAGCTTCTAACCCAGAAAACTTAAAGATATGTATAGCTCATCAATATAGTGAAGAAGATGAGTGGGACCGATTAGATCAGTTTGCTGATGACGCCCGGTTTACGGTTATTCAAATTCCTTATCTAGAGTCTCAAGGGACTTGTTGGGCGCGGAATGAAATACAGCGTCATTATAATGGCGAAGACTATACGTTACACTTAGATTCTCATCACAGATTTTGTAAAGACTGGGATAAGGAGTGTATTGATATTATAACTAACCTTCAAAAAGAAGGGTTTAAAAAACCTTTGCTTACCTCCTACTGCCCAGCTTATGAATTGCCGAGTGAACAAAAAAGAGACGGCGCGGTTTATGGTATGCGACTAAACACATGGAAAGACGGGGTAGCTTTATTTCACCCCTTTGAGCTGGAGAAAAGCGCAGCTCCTGTCCCTGCAAGGTTTTATTCAGGACACTTTGCTTTTACATTAGGGCAGTTTTGTAAAGAGGTTCCTCACGATCCTTTAATGTATTTTTATGGGGAAGAAATATCTATATCGGTTAGAGCTTATACTCATGGCTATGATTTGTTTGCACCTCACAAGCATTTAGTGTGGCATGAATATACTAGAGAAGGGCGCTCCAAACATTGGGATGATCACAGCCGATGGTTTGATAGGGATAACGCTTCTAAAGCACGAACACGTCAACTTCTTGGAGTAAACGGAGAAGTGTGTTCCCCTTGTAACAAAAACACTTTTAAAGAATATGGGTTAGGAGAAGTAAGGACACTTGAAGAATATGAAGTATATGCGGGGGTTAATTTTAAAAATCAAACTATTACTCATCGCTGCAAACGCAACTTACCTCCCCCAGGAATTCCCGGAGATTCGCTCTATTATGAGGCTAAGGAGTATCAAATTAAATTAAACAAATACGACTTCCTGTATAACGACATTGCTTTTGCAACCGTTGTAATGGAAGATGATGCTGGCATGGTGGTTCACCAAGACACGATAACTATTGAGGAAATAAAAACCCTTAAACAAGAAGATTTACCTTACATAACTGTTACCCGCAGTGTAACAGGAGCAAACCCTTTGAGGTATTTAATATGGCCATATAGTCAAAGCCATGGATGGGGAGACAAAGTGGTTAGTTATTTTTAGTAAATTTGTATATCTAAAATTTTTACTATGCCTGATTATACTTTAACATATAGCGAAACATCTAAAGGATGGCCTTCTTTCTATTCCTATTACCCAGAATACATGGTGGGAATGAACAATTATTTATATTCTTTTTCTGGAGGCAATATTTATCAGCACAATACTAATGTAGTTAGAAATAATTACTACGGGGTGCAGGGGATATCGGAAATTACTAGTGTGTTTAATGACGATCCTTTAACTAATAAAATATTTAAAACAGTGAATTTAGAGGCGGACACTGCGTGGACTGCTTCGTTAGAAACAGACCTTCCTAACACAGGGCTAATTGATTACAGTTGGTTTGTGCAAAAAGAAGGAGATTGGTTTGCGTACATTAGAACTGCAGGCGGAGATCCGGCAGAGTTAACTGAGTATGCGCTTCGGTCTATGAATGGTATTGCTCAAAGTTTATCGGTTACCGGGACAGCTAACACGCCTATTGTAAATTTTGCCACGACTATAAACATAGGGAATATTATAAGTATAGGAGATAGTCTTTATTCCGCCAACCCTCCATATACAGGGCCTACCTTAATTGGAACCGTAACGGTAATAGAGGTGGATCTGGTAAATGGAATCAATAGAATAACTGTTGACGCAACTGTCGCTGGTGGGGCTGCTCCCACGCTTCAAGATTCTTTTATTTTATACATTAAGAATCAAGAAGCTGAGTCTCATGGAGTGTTAGGGCATTATATGAAATTCGTTCTGCAGAATACTGCTACCATACCTACGGAGCTGTTTGCTGTAGAGTCTCAGGTTATGAAAAGTAATCCTTAAAAATTAGTATCTTTGTTAATAAATGGAATTTAATATAAGACCATTGAACGACACTGACTATAAAGAAGTTCTTGTAGGCTGGTGGCGAGATTGGAAATGGACACCTCCGCTTCCTTCATTTTTACCAGACAATGGTAAAGGTGGTATAATGGTTTTAGATAAAGACACCCCTGTTTGCGCAGGGTTTATATATATGACTAATTCACAAGTAGCTTGGGTAGACTGGATTATATCTAATAAAGATTATAAGAAAAAACCACAGCGTCAAGATGCTTTGACATTACTCATTAAAACATTAACAAACATCTGCAAGGATAGCGGTAAGAAATTCAGCTATGCTTTATTAAAAAATAAAAGTTTAATTAAAACATACGAGAATTTAGGATATACCGCAGGAGATAACTACACACAAGAAATGATAAAATTATTATAACATGGCAGCATTTACAACAATCGCAACTACTGCTTTAGCCGTCGGTGGCGCAGGAATGAATTTTGCCCAAGCCGCTAAACAAGGGAAGCTACAACGTGAAGCCGAAGCAGATGCAGAAAAAGCAATGAAAGCGGCTCGCGACAAATTACAAACAAATTTTTATAAAGGCTTAGATCTAAATCTAAAATCCTTTGAGCAAGAGCGTGATGCTTTAGCTGGCGTTGGACAGCAGCTTATACAGGCTGGCCAAGAATCAGAAAGGGGAGCTGCCGCAACAGCAGGAAGAGTAATGGCAGGAGTACAAGAAGCAGAAAAAGACATTACCAACAGACAGATACGAAGTCAAGAAAGTTTGGAGAAGTTAGTGGCCGGCGAAGAGTCACGATTAAATATGGCCGAGACTAGATTGGATTTAGCAGAAGCGGAAGGAGCTCAAGAAGCAGCGGCTGAAGCAGCTGAGAATGAAGCAGCGGCTATTACCGCAGGGATACAAGGGTTAGGATCAGCAGCAGCTGGTCTATCTGAGTCTTCAGAGCTTTATGGTCAAGATCGAGATGCAGCGAAAGCTGCTAGGCGTGCAGGCCGAGTAACGGCGGGTAATCCGGAAGGTAAAACTCAAGCAGGTAATTTATTGGCCGGTGTTGGAGGTAAAATTTCTGGTTTATTTAAGAGTATATTTGGCGGAGGTGATTAAAATATAAATAATGGCAACGTACTATAAGTATAAATCTCGAGAGGGAAAGGATCAAATAGACTGGAGGGGAATAACCAAAGGCATTACAGATGACATTACAAGAATAGCTGGTGAGCGTGAAGAGCAGAGGCAGCAAATTGATAAAGATGTTTTAACTAATTTAGAGACCATTGCTGACAAACCTCAAGGGGCTTACACTAAAGAAAACGAACGTATTGCCAACTATGCCGAACAAGCCTCAGCTATTGCTTTAGAAAACCAAAAGCTTTTAAAATCGGGAGCTATCACTTTAAAAGAGTATACTGCGCGGACTAACACTGCTGGTTCTTCAACTAAAAAATTATTTACTTTATCCAAGCAATACCAAGCAAACTATGAAGAAGGAATGCAAAGATTGCAATCCGTAGACGGCAAGCCTCCAGTGGGAAGTGAAATTGAAGCTATGCTGATGGGTTCTGTAGAGCGCTTTGGGCCCCCAGGATCTACTGATTATTACATAGACCCTGTTACTGGAGAGGCTTTTTTGGCTAGCACTATAGAAGAAGGAGACCCTAATAGTTATAAAAATACCAAAGAAATAGGTGGGGTTAACAAAGCTTTAATGAGTGTAGGAACGGCCGAAGGTATTATAAATAGAAAAGTAGATCGTTACCAATCTGACGCCGAAGCTACGCGGCTTGCTGACGCTCTTGGGACTGAAATAAAAGTATTGCAAGATAAGTACCCTAACATTAAAACTAAAGAAGACGCTTTTGCTCGAATGTTTGATGCAGAGGGAGAGCTTAGTGATTTTGGTAAAGCGGTTAATAAAAGCATTGAGGCCTCGATGGTGACAGACATGTCTAAAGCTAGTATGTTAATAGACACTATGGGAGCAGACGGTTATTTTATGTATGCGAAAAATGAGGATGGAAGCTTTACAAATATCGCTACTAACGAAAGAATGGATAAGATAGAGGATGCCGACAAAGCAATTGAAATGTTTGTTGATAACAGCGGCGCCTATCAACCTAGGTTAAGTGAAGCCCAAGAAAAAGCTGCTATAGACGGGGTTCGTGATATGATGAGAACGAAGCTTGATATTAAAGAAACTGCTGGAGAGACAGATTCTGTAAGACGTGCGAGATTAGCTCAAGAAAGAAAAAATAATCAATCCACTAGAAATAAAGGAGCAAAAGATAATACCGCTGTAACAAATCTAGCTAAATTATTTTATGGAAGCGAACAAGACGCAGGCGCGGCAGCTAACTTTATAAGAGGGCTGTCGGGTAATGAGGATTTGAGAATAGAATTGCAGGGTGATAATATGATTATTCAACGAGTAAAAGAAGATGGCACTCTTGAAACAACAGGAGAAATATCTAAACAAGGTGGGCTTAAGAATTTTATCGAAAGCTCGGTTACTCTTTTAGGAATAGATATTAATAACATTCAAGACGCTTTATCTAGATCGGGGGTTTTAAAAGACAGGGATGGAAAGGAATTTCAACCTAATCTTATTTCTTTAATTTCGCAAACTACCACACAAAAAGTCCCCTCAACAGTAGATGAAATAACTACAATGATAAATAAAGATGTTAATGACATTCAAATCACCGCACAGCAAGCAAAAGACGAGGAAGATTTAGCAGAAATTTTATCTTCTGCTCTGGGTAAATATAATGTTCAAGTTACAGAAGAAACATTTGGAAGTGATGCAATTGGTTTAAAGCTTCCTACGGGGGAATTATTAACGGTGGATTTAAAAGAAGCTACCCCTGAAGACATAAAAGAAACTATTAAAACATTAATTCTTGGAGACATTAATAAAGATACTTTAATAAAATATAAAGGGAAATTGGAAAGCGGAGGCGGACAACAAGGCTCGGATACCGGGGGGAATGTAAGAAAATAAAAGAATAAAAAATGGATGAGCAATTATTAAAAGATTTTTTAGCAACCGCCCAAGCCAATAAATATGATTGGGAGGTAATAATGCCTAAGTTTCCAGAGCTTGCCGATGTAGATCTTCAAGTATTAAAAGACTACGCAGAAACAGCGAAGCAAAATAATTATGACTATGCCGTTACAAACCCCTTGTTTCCAGAACTGTTTCCCCAAGATCCTTTAAAAAAAAAAGACGTTACGGAATCAAGTGGAAAAAATGGTTCTTTGGTCTCACCTACAATTACTAACACCCCTACTCAAACTACGGACGCTAGTGTTTTGCAGCAAAATGCGTTACAAGCTAGCCCCCGGTCCGATACGGCGGTTTCTACTTTAACACCCCCGCCTTCCGTTCCAGAGACAGAAGGAACTGAGAGCATTACACCTGAGTTAATGACTTATGAGGAAGAGTTTGTGGTTCCTCAATTGAATTACGAATACGGAAACCAAGGATTTATTTTTGAAGAGTCGGGAGCTTTTGGGGACTCAATGAAAGTTACGGCTGAAAACGGAGAAACTTTGGACGTTAATTTAGATGTATTCCTAGATTCAACTAAAACTAAAGAAGCAGCTGCGCTGAAAGATTTTATAGTAAAAAATAAAACGCGCCGAGGATTAAATCAAATGGAGTCGGAATATATTTCCGCGCAGAAGAAATTTTATAATGAAGAAGAAGTTAATACCGCAGTAACAAAGATTGGCGAGCAAACTTTAGGTTATGTAAAACAAGTTCAAGAGTATCTTGCAGACAAAGCTAAGTTAGACGAAGAAATGGCGGCGCTCTCAAGCCTTACCGCTCAACAAAGGAGTAGTAAAGGTAAAGAAATCAGCGCAGTTATGGAAAGGTCTAAAGAGTTAAGAGAGCTTAAAAAGCAGTTAATTAAAGGGCAGTCTGTTTTAGTTAATAATGAAAGAAATTTAAAGGTAGCTGCAGGTAAATACTTTGACATGCTTGCGGAACAAGGTACCGTAGGAGGCGCAAGTTATAATAGAATTTTAAAAGGAATAGGAAGAATAGCTGCAGGAGCAACAAGCTATGCTGTAGATGCCTTAGTCTCAGCGTTGCCTTATGCTGGAATGAATCCTGTAGAGTACCGTCAAATGTTTGTGGATATAGCTCGAGAAAAAGGTTTAGAAGTTCCCGAAAACTTTAAAAACATGACAGAAGATGAGCTTAAAGAATTTTATTCTGAGGTGGCAAGAACAGAAGAGCTTACCACACAATCTACTACGGGACAAACTATTAAAGTTGGTGAAAAAAAAATAACATTTGGCGAAGAAATAGAAGCGGCAGTATATGATAAAGGAAAAAAGACTGTTAAATTTTCTGATGATGTTGGATTAGGGGAAGGCCAAGGGCTTTTAGAGGCTATTAGAACAGGAGCTCCTACTCTTCTGGGGGATAAAAATGTGTCCGAACAATATGATCAGTTAACAAGTGAAGGGTTTTGGGGCGGTGCATGGCTGGGCCTTATGGAGTCTATACCGGCTATGATTGCGCCAGGAGGAGCGGCTGGTATGGCAGCGAGAACTGCTATGATGTTTAGTCAAGTATCTGATCATTATGATGAGGAGATGGAAAATAATCCTGAGTTTAAAGACATAACCGAAAACGAAAGGGCTGCATTTAAACTTCCAGTAGGAATTGTTGTCGGAGCTTTAGAGGCTATAGGTGTTCGCAACGCTTTGCGTCAATCTCCTTTTTTAAATAAACTTTTATTAAGAATAGCGGGAAAGACTCCTAAAAATGTTACAGGTAAAACATTTAATGATATAGTGCGCAATGAGATTAATAACATGTTCGCTAAAGGAACTATAGTTGTTACAGCCGCCGGCTTAGCAGAGTTTGAAACAGGAGCGCTTCAAGAAGTAGCGGACATAAGCGCTAAAAAAGTCTATAATGCTTTTAAAGAAAAAGAAATGTTTGTTACTCCTGAAAGCTTTAGCGAGGGAGTTAGTCAAGTTTTAGTCGCCGGAGCTCAAGAAGCTGTGGGAGGTTTTGTTATTGGAACCCCCGGGGCTATAGTAGCGGCAGCCACAACACAAGATTTTACTCAAGTTGATGATGCTACTTTTGAAATGTTTGAAATATTAACGAGCCAAGACAATAGTTCTAAGTTTACTTATGCTGAATATAAAAATAAAGTAGCTAATCCTAATGATAAAATGACAAAGGAGGAGGCGGAAGCAGAAATAGCTTTGTTTGAAGAGGTGCAGGGGTTAGTAAAACAAATACCCACTGATTTATCTACTGAGCAAAAGAAAAAAGCTTTAGGTTTAATGTTGAATAGAAAACAATTAGAAGATTCTAAAGCAGGAAAAGATTCTAGCTTAACACAGAATATTGATAAAAAAATAGGTGAGATTGATCAGCAGTTGAACAACATATTGTTTACAAAAGAAGCTGAAAGTTCGGCTGATGCTATACCAGAGATGGAAAAAGAGAAAAAGGGCACGGTGATCGACAAAGGAAAATTAAGCGAAGAACAACAAGATATAGATTCTTTCTTTGGTGAAGATGTAGAAGAAACAACTGAAACTGTGCAGTCTAATCTGAGTATTAATAGGGCTGGTGACGTTACTGAAAAGTCACCCGAAACTATTTCGAGAGAAAACGCAGTTATAAAGCTAGCTAAACTGGGCGCTAAATCTATATCTACTTTGCTTCCTAATACTAGAATTATATTACACGAATCAAACACAGAGTTTGAAAAGTATGGGGGGCCCGGAAGAGCAGAGCTTATAGGAGATACCATTCATATAAATCTTTCTAAAGCCACCTCCACTACAGTGCCCCACGAAATATTTCACGCGGTATTTTTGAGTAAAATTAAAACCGACCCGAGAGCTTCTGCAATTGCAGAGGGCATGATGAAAGCTGTGCGTAAAACTTTACCCGATAACAGCGACCTCGCCAAGAGAATTGATGCTTTCGCGGATTCATATAAAGATGTAAGTGAATTACAAAACGAAGAAAGATTAGCCGAGCTTATAGGGATTATGGCTTCTGAATATAAAACTCTGTCTAAGCCTCAAAAAAATATAGTGGTTAAGTTTATAGAAGACTTAGCTCGGGTATTAGGAATAGATGTGAATATCTCTGAGTTTACCAAGACAGACGCAGACGTAATAGACCTATTAAATACATTAGCTGTTAAAGTAGGAAGCGGACAAGTAATTACACAGCAGGATGTGGAGATTTTAGAAGGAGATCCAGCTCCTCCTGTTAAAAAGAAAGGGCCAGCACGTAGACAGCAGCGTAACATTGAGCAGATTACTCAACAATATAATATGAACACTCAAGGGTTTATTCCTAAGAGCGCAAATCTTTCTCAGCTACGTAAAATCGTAGAGCCATTAGGCTTTGAAGTTTTAAGGGCAAAAGAAGATCAATATGGCCGAGGAGGAGGATTGTATCTTAAACAAAACGGAAAAAGATATAAACCTCCTGTTCAAGGAAGAAGGCAACAAAGATCAGTGATTGATTATGTAAACGAAGGAAGAGATGCGGGGTTTAGAGATGAACTTATAATTGATTATTTGCGTAGAGTTCGCCGGTTAAAGATGAAAGATATTAAAAAAGTAATGGATATTCCGGCAGGAGTTACCATGTCTTTGCCAGAAAGTTTTAAAAACATAAAAGGTGGTGCAGTTGCAGGATTAAAATTGTTTAAAAAAATAGAAGCCTTTAGGGACAAAGAAAGAACACTTAACAAGAGACGTAAAAACAAATTGTCTGAAGCTCAGATAATGACTAAAGCAATTGAGTTCTTACAGTCACAACCTGAATATAAAAACGAGGGCGACACCTTTGTTTCTAAAGGAAAAGTTCGTTTTAAAACTGGCATTTCTACTCAGCAAGTACTATTAGAAAACGATTTGCAGAAAACTTTAGATCAAAGACCTACTGAGGATATGGCTCGTAGATTAAAGTTAGCTCGAGCAATGGTTACTCAAAGGGTGAAAGGTAAAAGAGATTTGCAGGCTATTAAAAAAGAAGTGCGTAGTTTTATTAGAAAAACATTGCCAGTAGACATGTACAGATTATCAGAAGTTAAATCTTTAATTAACGAAGTAACAGAAGCCACGGAAGAAAATATAGAGAATGTCTTAGATAAAGTATTAGATTTAGCCACAACTAAAAACAATAAATCTTTAGACTCTAAAATTAAAAAGCTTTTAAATAATGATTTTATAACTAATAGATTTGGAAGAAAAGTGGGAAAAAGTGTGGATCAATCTACCAGAGACCGCTTAGTCGCTATTAAAAAAGCTTTAGCTAATAAAAATGCTACGGAAGAAGAGATTGATAAAATAAATGAATCTTTAAACAAACAATTTAACGAATTGTTATTGGACGCGGACCCTTCTCAAGATGTAGTAAACAAAATGATTGATTTGCAAATTGCTATTAACATTAATAACGCTCAGAAATTAGAGGACACTAATGTTTATAAAACTGAAGCGTTAGATTCTGCTTTAGTGGAGCTCGTGGGTCTAGTAGGGCAAGGAAGAACTTTATTGCAACAAGAATTAGACAGGTCGGCTAAAGGATATAGAGACCAGATGAGCAAAGTTTATGAAGCTATCACTGGCCAAAAAATTGATCTAGAAGCCGACGATGCAAAGGAAATATTAGAAAAACAAAAAAACGCTAGAATTAGTGAGAGAGAAAAAAATGAAGTTCAGAAGAGAATAGGAACAGCAATAAAAAATATTTTTAGCAAAATAGAAGAATATATTTTTGGAAGTGCAGAGGCTATTGATGGGTTGATGGACAGAATTGACAAGCTTCCAGGCGATGTGTTTGGAGGTGTAACACAAAGGTTGGTAACGGACAAAGTAGATAGGTCCACCAGGGTTTATAAGGAAAGAATGCTCGGGTTTGAAACCCTATTGCGAGAAACTTTGAGAGAGTTTTATGGTAAAAATTGGGAAAGTAAATCTCGCAAATTTAGATCAGAAAAATTTGAGTTTAAAGATAGTAACGACATTTCTAGACGTTACACGCAAGACCAAATGTATTATTTGTATAATCAATATAAAGACCCTGCCTCTCGTGCGGCTTTTGAAAATATGTTTGGAAAAGATTATGCGCGGGTGATGAAAGATATTGAAAATAAATTAGAGCCCGAAGTTAAAAGGTTTGCAGATTGGCAAGTAGATGTTTATTTTCCTATGGTGTATTCTCATTATAATAAAACATATCAAAAAATATATAGAACAAACATGCCTTGGAACCAGTTTTATGCAGGCAGAATATATAGAGATGGGATAACCCCTGAGCCGTTAGATTTACTAGCTAATAGCACAGTTTACAATACAGCAGCAAGCGCGGCTTCTACTCTTTTACGACAAAACTCTAAGGCTAAAATACTACCCATGAATGGCACCGATGCCCTAGTGACATACACTAAAGACATGGAATATTTTGCTGCGTATGCGGAAACCGTTAGGGATATAAACAAAATATTTGACAATGAGTACATTAAATCAGCCATAAGGGAAATACATGGTGATTTTACGCTTACATTAATACAAGACATGATTAAAAAAGTAGCCGCTAAAGGAATTCAGGACTCTAAAGTAGCTCAGCTTTTAAACACCATGAATACTGCTTTTATATTTGCTCGTCTCGGATTAAGTCCTGTAATTATGATTAAGCAGTTAACCTCTATCCCTACTTATGCTGCTGATATTGGTGCTGTTAATTGGTTAAAATATGCAGCTAAAAATAAAACAGAACAAATTAAACTATGGAAAGAAGTGCGAGACAATTCTGTTTATATGCAAGACCGTAGGAATAATAGTATTTTAAGGCAAATTGAATCTTATAGCGAGTCGTCGAAGTCAGGATTTTTACCGCAAAAAGGTTTAGTTTGGGCTGAAGATTTTTTAATGTGGACAACAAAATTTGGGGACAGAATGGCTATTATGTTAGGGGGTCTTCCTAATTATTCTTATTATAAAGCAGAGTTTAAAAAGAAAAACCCAAACGCAACCGAACAAGAAGCTATTGATCATGCAATAATAAAATTTGAAAGAGATACTAAAAGAACTCAGCAGTCTAGTGATTTACAAGATAAAGATTACACACAATCTAGCGCTTTTAGATCTTTTAATATGTTTATGACAACCCCTAAACAATATTTAAGAAAAGAAATTAGAAGCACTAGAAATTTAATGAGAAAATTAAAAGCCATGGATTTAAAAGCGGGGAAGGGGAGCATTCAGCAAAACGCCGCGTCTCTTTTAACATATCACATATTTATGCCCATGCTTTTTCAATACGTAACTAATGGAATGCCTGGTTTGTTAAGTGATTGGGATGATGAAGATAGTTCAGATTTACTTAGAGCTGCTGTAATAGGAAATTTAAATGCGCTTATCATTACTGGAGAGATTATAACAAACATTGGGGAGTCTATTCAAGGCAAGCCTTGGGCAAAAGAACTAACAGCTATTCCTTTGTACGATGTAATTAATGAACTTAAAAACAAAGTGTTTGGGTTTATTGACGCTAAAACACCTCCTAAGAAAGAAAAAGCTGCTTATGAGTTAATGGAAGCTATAGCTATAACGATAGGGGTGCCGGCTTATCAAGTTAAAAAAGCACTTAATAATTACCCTAAACTCACTGATTCTAAAGATTATGGAGAGTTGATTTTACGTTTATTAAATTATTCTGATTATCAGATTAGCGGACCAGCTAAAAAAAATACCCGAAATAAAAAGAAAAATAAAATGACTCAAAGAGAAATGAAATTATTGTTTCCAGATTTGTATAAAGATATGCAAGAGCTTCAAAATCCTTCTGAGATTAAAGAGTTAGAAAAAGAGTTACGAGAATTAGAAAAAGAAATGTTAGAAGATTTATATAAATAATTATGCCATTTAAAAGCCAAGCCCAAAGAGCCTACATGTATAAGAACCTTCCTGAGATAGCAGAGCAGTGGGAAAAAGAAACAACCTCAGGAGTATTGCCTAAAAGACTACATCCAAAAAAACCTAAACGCACATTGCTTACTCAAAGAAGAAGGCGTAGGAAAATTAAAAGGTAATTAAATAGATTAGGTATAGAGCGACTGCGGTAACCGTTATCGCTATAATAAAATCCATGTCGGGTTTAAATTTCATCAGTCACAGATTCGCTTACGCTTTTAAGTTTTTTAGATAATAAATTAACCTCGCTCCTTAGAGGAGTGTACTCTTTATCCATTAATAATTCGTAGATATTGTTTAATGAAGAGTGAAGATCAGCCATTACAAAATTAATATTTTGTATTCTTTTTTGTTCGACTGGAGATATTCTCAGTTTCATGAACTCTAAATTATAAATATTTTTTTATAAATAAAAGAACAAATAATAAATATTTTTTAACTAAGTTTTGACTAGGAGTTGATTCTTGTTATAATAATCTAAAAATTCATCAGAGTTTATAGGGTGTAAGCTTTGAAAAATCATGTCCTCATAATGAGATAATATCACCACAAAATAAAAAGGTTTTTTACCTTTAATTACTCCCGCTAATTCTAATACATCATTAGGAGAGTAAGTGTAATTTTCGTCAACATACTTTTCTATCTGCATAACAACAGGAACAGAGGTGTAGAGGTCAAGCGTCATTAACTCTAGTACAAAGTCACTGTCAAAAGTATATAAAACACTTTGATTGTAGCTTAAGTTAACCTCTGTGTATTTCCGTTTGAAACCCATGTTCTTCTAATTCTTTTAACCTATACTCTTGGAGCTTAGAAACCTTACCTTTTTTTGTCTTCACCTCTATAAACAATACTTTTTTATCGGGGTGTAAAGCAACTAAATCTGGTATACCATTTTTATTTGTCTTGATAAGCTTCAGCACGTAATAGCCTTTTGATTCTAACTCCTTAATCTTTTTAGCCTGTACTTGTTGCTCGGTCATTTATAAATTTAATAAATCTTTTTTGAAATGATTAAGAGTATAATCTTTCTTGTTAACAACAGCTTTGTATATCTGATCCTCTATACCTCCCCTAGAAAAAATCCAATACACATCATTGTGAAGTCTGTTTTTTGTAGTCATCCTGTCTTTAGATTGCCAATAACTAGTGGCGCTAAAATCAATGTTGTAATATACCAAGCACTCAGCTTGACGCAAACTTATTCCTTCTCTTCCACTCACAATCTGAAGAGCAATATTTTTTTTAGTGTTAATAAATTCTTCTAGTTCTGTGGTTAAAGTATTTTTAAATACTTGCTGAAGAGCTTTAAGTTCTTCTTTGAATTTATAAAATATCCCTATCTTTTTTCCTATAAAATGTTTCTTAATAAATTTAGCTTTGCTTAAGTCCAGGGTTTTAGAGGAACCGCTTTCAAACTTTACTGTCCCCGAATATATTTGATGTAGCTTCATCATTAATTTTACAGGGGTGTCGGCTAATATCACTTCTTCCTTACCTTCGATCACTAAATCTTTTTGTAGTTTTTTTGCTATGTTATAGGTTAAAGGATTCATGTTTACATACATTACATGCTCTTTAGTTTTTACTTTAAACCCTGCTTCTTTTTGACTATAAGAAAGAAAGTAAGGCTTCATAGCATCCATAATACTAGGCAGACCTTTAGAATAATCTTTAATATATATCCCGTTGATTGGCCTTTGAGTTACATTCACATGCTCATCACAGAACCTATAAAAATTCATAAATCTTTTAAAGGGGTTGCTAGGTATGGCATAAACCTGATGGTACATTTGACTGTAAGACTCAGGTGTTGGAGTTCCAGAAAGAAGGATAACTAAAGGCTCGTTCTTCTGAATAATGATTTTAACCTGCTTAGCTCTCTTGCTAGGCTTAGGAAAAGCGCCTAATGAATGAGCTTCGTCTAACACCACCAGATCAAAACTCCCTTCGACCTTATGTAAGCTTTCATAGTTAATAACTTCTAGGGTAAAGCTAGGCTTTAACAGCTGGTAGTCTGCCTCAATAGAGGGAATAGCTTTCTTTTTAGTTATGAACAACACTCTCTTCGCTCCCATCTCTTTTGCTATACCTAAACTAGTAAGGGTCTTGCCTGTTCTAACCTCCATCGCCAGGTAAACAAACCCGTGCTCAGCTATAACACTAGTGCCTTTTCCTATTATCTCTTCTTGGTAATCTCTGAACTCCATTAAAAGACGAGTTCTTGTTGCACCTCACCCTCTTCCCTGGGTTTTATTCTCATCCATTTCCCCTGCTTATCTCTATTAGTTTCAGGTTCAATGTTTTGAGTGTAAACTCCATAAGCTATAAGCCATTTATTAAAGCGTGTCCTGGATAGTTTACGTTTCCCCATTGCTCCAAAGTCAGGGTTTAGCATAACAAAATCTCCAAACAAATGATCAGTATAAATTTTCTCATTTACTTTTAACAAAGTATTTTCTTGATTGTCAATAAGACCACACCACTCAGCAAAAATCTTGTCGGTTTGAACAAAAAATTGTTTCAGTTTTATATTCTTTTGCTCGCTCTCTATGAGGCCCTTCTTTAAATATAACTGCAAGCAAGAGATCATATAGTTATCAAACTGGCAGTACTCATCTTCATCCCAGCCACTAAAAAAGAAACGTCCGTGTTCTTCAACGGGAGTTTTCTGAATGTAATGGTCAGTAAGTTCCAGTTCATACTTCCTTCTTTTAAATGAGTTCCCCGTGCCCTCTATTACATCGTTAGTTGTAATGGCGATCTTAGGGCTCTTCTCAAAAGGAATTTTAATAGCGTCCTTGTTTTTCTTTTCAATGGTCATACCCTCGGTGATTACGCTAAAGAGTCTTACAAACTGAAACCTTTCTTTTACATCATCAAACAAGACGATCTGCGTATCTGGAGATACTGTTTGAAAAGCAAATGACTTCTCAAAATTAAAAGCCTTTCCATCTATGGTGGCCACTTTTTTTATAGCGCTTATGCCTTGAAAAAATATTCCTTTCCCTGTCCCTCCGTTAGCTGTGTCACTTATCATTTCATCATTTAATATCACGGCAGGACAATACGATACGTTCTTATACCCGTGCAGAAGATACCCGATTGTGGACTCCATAGACTTTACTCTTGCCTCATCTTTTCCACAGACATTAAAAACAAACTGACAAAAGTCAGGGTTCTCTAACTTACAATCAGTATAAATCCTGTCAATGATATGGTTCTTCCACACATACCCATCGAGCTCCAGGTAATCTATGGCTTCAATAGAATCCTTAGTAATTTTTACTGCACAATTTTGATAATATAAATAGCTAGTGTCTGCTGTGTCTTCTATAAAATAAATATCAATGGTATCTAAAAGGGTTAAGAACTCTTCTTTGAAGAGCCTTGTCTGATCAGCAAAGTAGTTATAGACACTCATGTCGTCTTGCTCAATCAGATGGCCTAATATAAAATCTTTGATTTCCTTTTCAGTGGTATTGTCAATTAGATTGTTAGTTACTTTAACAAATACATAGGTGTTCTGATTATCAGGACAGTATTTATAAAAGCCGTTAGACTCTAAAAACTTTTTAAATATTAATGGCAAAGCCTTAATTACTCCTTTGCTACTTTTAATCCAAAACTTTACTGAATTGTTTTCTTCTGCCGTTTCAAGTACTGAGTCTATTAACTCCGTGTCCAACATCGACTCAGATAACTGTTGGCGGATTACTTTTTTTGACTCTCCTCTTCTTAGCTGTTGTTGAATCTGATCTATTTTTTCTTCGTCCTCATAATATTTAGTGTTAAATTTATCTTTATGGGAGTAGGCGTTCTTTATTGTTTTATTTATCTCGGCAGGAGTAAAGTCAGAAGAAGCATATTGATTTAGAACTACAGTGGCTGTAGCTTCAGAAATACCATACTCATTAAACGCCATAGCCAGGGTAAACGCATTGTTATTCCTCTGCCCATCTACCATGGGGTAATTCTTTGTCCACCATTTAACTAGATAAGAAGTTATTTTACTCTCTTCTGTAATAGGAATTGTTTTTATCCCCTGGTTTCTTATTATCTCTTTATACTCTACCTCTTCTACTTTAGTCCACTCCTGGGCTTTTTCATTTATATGGATATTATTATCATAGCTTTCATAACACACTCGACTTATATTCTTAGTGGTCTTGTCAAAGAACTCGGACTTAAAATATTTTTCTAAAGCCAGAAAGTAGCCTGTATGATTCTTCGGATCCCGAGGTATCTTTACCAGGACTTTTAATCCTTTGCCTGATGGAGAAACAAACACACTGTAAACGTATTTGTTTTTTATAAACTTATTCTTGTCAGCTAACAAAGACTTTTTTGTACTGTATCCATCAAAGTCTAAACATATTAAACCACTGTGTTCTTGAAGAGCAACATCACTTCTCTTATTAAATTTGCCACTAAAACAAATAGAAGGCAACTCTTTTTTTAAATCATTTCTCTTCCCTTTATTGTCTATCGATCTGATTCTAGTTATCAAATCTTTTGACGCCCCATCTTTTATTCTCTGAAGAATTGCCTCTACATTTCTATAAAATGGGGTGTCGGTTTCTTTAATATTTTTAAAGATAGTGACGATATTTTCTTGAATGATGCTCATTTTGATGTTGGTTTTTCTATTATTAACCCTTTATTTTTCTGAAAGGTGTTAAAAATGTTGATTTTTTTTCTGAAATAAATTCTAAAATATAAAATATAATAAATATATATATATAAATAGCAATCTCTTTTCAACATTCAACACCTAAAAAAAGGGAAGCATGCGCCTCCCTTTTGTTTAAGGCGCTAGTGTTTTAGAAGCCTAGATCATCATCCTCTTTTTTTTCAGAGGGGGTTGATATTTCTTCCGGCTTTACATAAGGCTCGCTGAATTGTAATGATAGCTTCTCATCTCCATTTTGAGTTTGTCCTTTCCATGCAGCAATTTCAATTTGCTTACCGTCTATTGTGGTTCCTGTTCCTTTATATGCAGGTTGATTATCTCCTTCTTTTTTATAGGAGTTAATAAATAAACTTCCTTTCCCGTTAGGGTGTACGTACTTTTCACTCATTTTTTAAAAATTTAAATTATAGATTACATTTCTTATGTCTTCTTTTTTGTCCTTTCCATGATAGTTCTCATACATTTGGACTGCTCGTTCTACCTTTTGCTTTCCCTGGAGTATAGTTTCCTCACTCACGGGGCAGACATAAATTTCATGATAAAACTCGCCAGTATTTCCATATTCTTTTCTAGCTTTATCTATAGCTACAAAAGTCATTGACTTATTAAACAAAGTCTGATAAATAAAAGCCTGGGTGTCATAGAAATATTTATTCTTTCCTAGCCATACAAACTCTTCGATGGTCTTAGCTGAGGTTGTTTTTAAATCAACCACTATGCCCTGAGTTACCAGGTCAGCTTTAGCTTTGAAAGGGTGACCAAAAATCTCCCCAACTATTGGCTCTTCTCTTAAAGCTTCCTTGTTCATTAGGAGCTCCGTTAATTGATCGTTTCTACTTACAATTTCTTTAGCCATGTCTTGAATTAATATGGCCTCTGATTCTTTAAGCACAAAATCCAAACCTTTTTCTTCTAAAAACTCTTTATAAGCTTTTCCCCTTGTCTCTGTCTCTGTCCAAATAGGAAAGTCTTTAACTTTGCTAGGCTCTAAGATTAGTTGATGAAAGTATCTGCCTTTTACAAAGTTCTCATTGTCAGGTTCTATCTTTCCATACTGTTTAAACGTAGAGGGTTGTAAGTTTTTTATGTCAGAGTTAGATAGATATTCTCTGCCTAATTTCCCATAGTAATGATTGTCGTCTCTTAACTTATCAATTACTTTTTTATCACTTTGTTTCTGTGCCATCGTATGCTTTTTTAATTTCCTTGTTTACTTTTTCAGTGTACTTATATTTCTTTTTTAAACCTTCGGTTATCTTGTCTAAGGTATGTCCTTGCTCTTTGAAAGACGCTATTTTTTCTAATACATCTACCCAATGGTCGTCCCCTATATCTAATGAGACATGAGTCGATTCTTTTTTAGGTGTTGGTTTTTTAGCTACCCCTAAGTCTAACTCTTGTTTAGCTACAGCGGGAACAACTTGTTCTCCATAAGCATCAACGTCTTTATCGCTTATTATTCCTAATGCAGAGCTGAGCTGGTATCTTTTAAAATAACTGCAACCACTTCCGAGTGACTGATAAGAGTTTTGTCCTTTCATGTCTACTAGTGGAATGTCTACTGTGCTAGAACTATTTTCCCCACTCTCTACATGGAAAATTGTGGTAGTAACACAAGTGTTGCCACTCTCAGGGTTAGTACCTAACAGCTGAGTAAATCCAAGACCATGCTTTTTCATTAGTGGATTAATAGAATGAATAATCTTGGTAAGGTCTACGTACTTATAGCCGTAACCTTCGGTGTCTTTTAATAACACAGGACATTCTTGCTGAAATCCTGCGAGTGCTTTGTAATAATTTTTCATTTTTTGTTGGTTAAATAATTTAATTTATTGGATACCTCTTGATGTTTACTATTTATAGTATCTCTACGAATTCGGTATCCTTTTAATGCTTTCATAGAGTTGGCTCCGTTGATCTCGTCACGGATTTTTAGTTCTAAATTTTTTTTTTGAGTCTGATATTTTATTAAAAGCAATCTACAACTACCCTCAATCCATCCGTTTTTAAACAAATCATATTGCTCCTCTGTTAACTCTTGGTAGTAAGACATCCCAGAGGTCTGTATTCTGGTGGAGGTGCTGTCTTTTAGGATTTTTATTCCCTTATACATATAAGATTCAGATGGGGGGGAGCTTAGCTGTTTACTAGAATCGTCTGATTTAGCTTGTTGAAATATCATCTCTAGTTCTTTATTAGTCAACAACACTTAGTTTATCTATTACATTTTGAAGATCCTCATCCTCTTTAAGTAAGTTCTCTACGATAGAAACGCCATAAGTTATCGGAGGTCTTGTTAAAAAACACTCGTTGTTTTCCATGTATTGTTTTATCATAGCTGTTGTCAACCCTCTTTTACTGCACAAGTAAAATAAAGTTTGTCTAGCCAACACAATCTCTCCGTTTTGAGACTTAGAAAAAAAATCTGATCTAGTTAAACCGGTGTGTTGGAGTATGTTTGAAATAAATTTATTGAATATATGCTCTTTCATTTTTTTATTTAAGTGTCATATCTAAAGCGTAAGCAACTTCCTTACGAAAGTCTTCTAACTCTTTATTATTAAGGTCTCTGAATACAGTGGCTCTCAAGTGATCGACCACTTTTCTTGCTTGAACATATCCTTTAGATTGATAGTCATCATCTAAAAATTGGTCAAAGGTTGGGTTGTTGGTTAGTGTTGGCATTTGATTTAATTTAATTTGATTTGTACAAAGTTAAGAATTTATTTATTTAAATCCTAATCTTTTTTTATGTTTTCTTTATTCAGTCTCATGTTTTCTTTACGTAGCTCTGTTAACTCTTCTTCTATTTCCTCTATTTTTTTTTCTAACTTTTTGACGAGCTCTCGCAACGTGTAGTTAGATAGAATAAGAAAATTCTTATCGTCTTCATTGAAAAATTCATGTTCCATATTTTAAAAGTTGTTGAATTTCTAACTGCTGTAAAGATAAGAATATAATACGTTCACATTTTTTCCTATCTATTTTGTAGTCAGATTTATTCAATGCCCTTTGGTTTTCTTTCGCTATTTGAAACCTTAATTTTCTACACAAATTATCATTGCGTATGAGCTTAGCCCATAACTTTTCTCTTTTGCTTTTTCTTTCTTTTTGTTTAGCTCTTTTTAGTTTCAGATACTTCCAGATTTTTTTTATCATAATAATTGGTTTGTAATTAATTCATATAACTTTTCTTTGTTTACGACATACTCTATGTCTAGCTGAACAGCCGTGCCGTTCTCTCTTAAGGTTACGCTACGAACCCCCTCTGCTCCTATTATTGCTTCAACAAAAATATTAAGATAAGCACCTGCTCTTCTTTGATATTTAGCTCTAACAATAAAAGCTACATGGATTTCATTAAGATACCCTGTTCTCTTTCCAAAACTTTCAATTAGTTTCATCTTTGGTCGTGAGCATCTTGATATAAATCCTCTTCTATTTGATCGTGAATAAAATCAAAATAGAATTCTAAAGGTAGTAATTCTGAATCAAGATAAGCCTCAGTTACTTCGAGTTCTGACTCAGGAGGGTTAGTATAATCTCCTTGCCACCAATAGTAAGTGTAGTCTACTGACAAGGTATAGTCTTTTTCTACTCGCTGATATGTTCCTCTTATTTTATTCATAGCTTCAATATTTTTTTTAAAGTTTCGGTTACC